TTCGGTCGGCGCCAACAGCCGTGTAGTCGCCGAAGAAGGCACAGACGTCGGTATTGACGTCGATGTAGTAGTGATCTCGCGCTTCAAGCGCGGTCACGAGTTGCGCTCGCAACGGGGCCGTCGCCACTCAGGACTCGACGGCGAGGTCGTCGGACGACTTGCCGGAGGCCGGCGCCAGGGCCTCAAGGATCTGCTCGAAGGATTTCACTCGAATAGCCCCCTCACGTTCGTACTTCGCAGGCCAGCTGATCGCAGGATTGCGGAAGCAGCTATCGAGGATGAACAGCTTGCGCTTCTGCTCAAGCGCCGCGCGCGCCTGGATTAGCGTCCCCGACGTCTCACCGGCCTCGACAATGACCGTCGCATCCGTGAGAGCGGACATGGTCTTGTTCCGCTCCGGAAACCAACCTCGATTGACCCGGTAGTCCTGCTTCGCGTAGCGCAGGACCGGCACCTGAGAGATCAGCAGGTAGTCCCGCGCAATGAGGTCCTGCAGGTCGCTGTTTTCTTTCGGGTAGCACTCATGAATCGGCGTTCCGATCACGGCGATCGTGCGGCCACCCCGCTCGATGGCGGTGCGGTGCGCAACGGCGTCAACACCCTTGGCGAGACCTGAGACGACGGTGAAATCATTGTCGACGAGCAACCGCACCAGCTTCGCTGTCCGCGCGCACCCTTCGTCCGAGACTTCACGCGTCCCGACGACGGCAATCGAACGGTCCGAGCTGGCGAGATCCCAATTGCCTCGGAAGTAGAGCAGCTCGACCGGCGACTTGGCGTCGCGCAGGCGGCTCGGGTAGTCCCCGGTTCGATAGAGCCGAGTCCCGAACGACTCGACGCCGGCAGCAGCGAATCGGTCGAGCACGTCCTCTGCTGCTGCCAGCGCCTGCCCGCGATCGACGAGATCGGACGGCAATGACGACGGGTTGTCTCGGAACAGCTCGGCCATGCGAACGACTGTCGACGACTTTTCGAGCCAAAGACGCTCGTACGCGCCCATCTCCACAAGCGCGTGCACCGGCTTCTCGGCGAACGCCGCGAAGACGCTCTCGCCGATGGCGTCGCTGTAGTGATGGTCGGAGTTCAACATACTGTTTAAATGTACAGCATTCGCAAGGGGCATCATGGGTATCACCCTAGCCCCTGTGCAGGCGCCTGCACAGTGGACGATACCCGAGTCGACGCGCCTCCAGGACTGCGCAGGCGCATCTACCGAGCGCCCGGTCTATGGCTCCGGTAGGCGATCGACGCTCCGGGCCGCCACCGCGCGCTACAGGGCGAGGCGTCGCTCAGCGCCAAGCGGCAAGCACGAGTGCCAGCGCCTCGTGTGCCGGCGCATCGCTTCGCGGCACGCCATACAGCGCCTTAGGCCTACCGTACCGGCCAGCCCGGGGCAGCATCCCCACGCGCACCAGCTCGCCCGCACGCAGCATGGCCATTACCGACTCATGCACCACACGCCGATCAGCGGGCGACCGGCCGCTCATCCCCGGCGCCAGGTCGGTCAGCGCCGCGACGCTCAGCCCGCCCGCCGCTTGGATCCCGGCCGGCGAAGCCGCCCACGCGGCCAGCGCCTGGCGCACCACGCCTCGCGGTCGCCCTCCCAGGCCGCCACCGGTCACAGTTCGTCAGAGAAGATGCTCGGCTTGATGTGATAGCAGGCCACCTTGTCGCCGCCCAGGCCGGGGAGCCTCTGACGATCCATGAGGCGGCCTTCCTCGACCTGCAGGTGCCCGCGCTGGAGCAGCAGGCGCGCGACGAACTTCGGGTCCATGCCCTTACACACCTCGCCCTCGAACACCTCGCGAAGCACGATGTAGTCGACCGTCGCGCCCTCCATGTCGGTCATCGAGATGCGGTCGCCGTACTCCCGCTGATGGTCGCTGTCCGTCTTGATCGGCCGACCGTCCGGGCCGAGCAGCCTGCGAAAGCCCGCCCGGTTCAACGTCTTCGCCGAGTGATCGTCCAGGCTGCGATGCCACCAGGTGAACCGCCCTTCGCCGTTCAACTCGAGGAACTGCCGCACCCGCCGAATCGCGGCCAGTTCCTCACCATTGCCCATGTGCCCACGCGCGCCCAACCACGCGTTGAAGCACTGCCGCGCCGCATTCGCGGCCTCGCCCACTGGCCAGCCAGTGATACCCGCCTCGGTGGCCAGCTCGCCGGCAGCGCCCACCAGTGCGAACCGCGTCGCAGCGCGTCGCACCTGCTCCGATGCGCCGGCCGGCACCATGTCATCGCGGCACCGTTCGACGAGCGCCTGCAGCTTCCCGGGCAAGACCGCGAAGTGATTCGCGAGCCACTCCAGCCAGGCGCGGCCTGCCGTGCCGTACTGGCGGGCCGCACCGCTCACGAGCGCATCGGCGAACTCGCCGGGACTCTCGGCTCCGTGCAGCGCCTCCAGGCCGCCCATGCCGGCCCCCGCGTCGAGCGGGACGTCGAGCATTCGGACCTCCATGCCGGCCCGCGTGCGCTTGCCCGCCTCCGCCATGTGATCGGCGAGCGAGATCTCGCCCGAGGACAGGAACAGCACGCGCCAGGTGCGGCGCTTCCTCAACATCGCGCCACGCGTCGCACGACCCTTCTCGCTCTCGTTGGCCAGCATGTACGCGCATTCGCCGGCCACCTTCGGGTCGAGCTGGCCCAACTCGTCGAGGATCAGCAGGCAGTCGCAGTGCTGCACCGCGATCGCCTCCAAGGCGTTGTCGGTCGTCCGCCAGCGCTGCACGTAGGTCGGCCGTCCCCACACGCTCGCCGCGACCTTCAGCGCCGTGGTCTTGCCGACGCTTGAATCACCTCGGAAGTGAAAGCCGCCGCTCTCGATGCCTGCGGGTCGCACCGTCGGACCTGCGAACGCGCAGGCCAGCGCGAAGACCAGGCGCGAATTGCCTACGGCCAGCGAACCCACATGGGTTCGCCACTCCTCGATCGTGCCGAGCTGGCGGAATGTGTTCTCCATTCCGCTGTCGCTCTGGAAAACGTAGTGCCGGCCATCCTCGGCCAGCTCGGCCGGCGCGATGCTGCTTGAGGGCAGCACGTACACGGGGCCATGCCAGCCCACGCGATCTGTACAGGTGACGCGTTCGACCGTGCGCCTGGTGTTGATGTACTGCGCCACCAGGTTGCGAGCCCGCGTGCCGTGCGCCATCTGCAAGCCCATATCGCGCAAGCGACCGGCCCACTCGGAGCCCTCGCCGCTCATGAGCGCGGCCGGCATCGCCCAGGTCTTCGCGTTGCCGTCCGGATCGCTGAATTCGAGCAGGTTGCCCCAGCCGTTCGAGTCATCGGCGCGCGTTCTCGCGCTGACCTTCAGCGGTGCGCAGACCCATACGGGATTCTTGCGGTTGCCCTCCGCATCGCGAGCGATGTGCCACACGCCCCGGTGATCGACGTCGAAGGGGTCGAGGGGGGCGCCGACCTCGCCCGGGGCGCCCCCGTCGCCGTCGCCGTCGCCGCCGCCGCCGCCGCCGGGCCCGCGCGATCGATGACCGGCGTCGGATTCGTCGCCCGCATCGGACGACGGCGCACGGCTGTTCTGCCCGCCGACGACTCGAAGCGGAGGGCGGGCCGCAGGGCGCGCGCTCCTGACGGGGTGCCCCTGTCCCTCGTCCGATCCCTCGATCGCCCCGCCATCGCCCGATTTCGGGCCTCCGCGCGCCTTTCGCGTGGGCGGGCGATCCCCGACCGGCAGCGCAGCAACGAGAAGCAGGGCCTCGGCAGCGGCGTTGACCTGGTCGGCCACCACGGCCTTGCCGGCGTGCGCGGCCAGGTCGTTGAAGTCGGAGCCGCCTTCGCCCAGGCCGATCGGGAGCACCAAGCCAGCAACGCCCTCGGCCGTCGATGCGGCGCGAGCTGCTGCCTCCGACTTCTCACGTCCCGGGTTCTTGCGCGTACGCGCCTCGGTGTCGCGGTCGTCGTCCCCGCACACGAGCATCGGCAGGCCTGGCCAGCGCTCGCGCAGTGCCTTGGCCACGTGCACGAGGTTGCCGGCATCGAAGCACACCGCGACCGGCCGTCCGGTCGACTCGTGCAGGCTCGCGCCGGTTGCGTAGCCCTCGGCCAGCAAGAGCACAGCCGCGCCCTCGACATCGCCGATCACATGGCAAAGCTCCGACTTGCGTCCGCCGGCGAGATACCGCTTCTCCGGCGCATCGCCAGCCGGACGCGTCGGCGCGATGCGCTGCAGGTTCTGCAGCACGCCGGCGGCGTTGCGCATCGGAACCACCAACGTGCCATCGGCCAGGAAGCGCACCCCGTGCGCCGAGACGCCTTTCCGCTGCAGGTAGGGTGAGGCCCCTTGCTCGCCTGCGTTCGCCCACATCGTGAGCGCCTCGCGAGCTGCTCGGTCGGCACGGGCGCGGTAATCGGCCTCTTCGGCCTGGCGCTTCTTGCGGTTCGCCTCGGCCAGGCGCGCAGCTTCCTCGACGGCTCGTGCAGGCGTCTGCACAGGCGCGCTCGTGTCGTCAGGGAACGCGAACCCGTGGTCCTTCGCGATGCCGAACAGCGTGCCGATGGTGGTCTTGCCGCCGGCCTTCACGCTGCGCCAGGTGTCGCGAGCGTTCGTCGCCTTGTAGGCCTCGCCCTTCGCGCTCCATTCGTTCCACAGCTCGAACGACACGGGTTCCGGGATCTCCGACTTGATCGCCATCGCCACGCGCGCCCAGGTGTCGCGGTCGCAATCGGGCGGGATGTAAGCGAGTGCGCTCCGGATCAGCTCCGGCGTGATGGGTCGAGGGCGGCGTGCGGCCATAGGTGATTGAGGGGACCTACTCGGCCCCGTTGATGTCGTGATCGGCCGGCAGCGACGCGGCGTCATCGCCTTCGTCGTCCATCGACAGCGGGTCATTCGCCTTGGCAGCGCGAGCGGTCTTCGGGCCGCCTTCGCCATCGTCAGCGAGGCCGCTCAGTTCCTGGAGCGCGTCACGCGTGTGCGTGGCGATCAGCTCAGGGTCGATCGCGATGCCGTAGATGGTCTCGATCTCGTCGCGGAGCTTGTCGTCCCGTGCCTCCAGCGCAACCCGGAACGCGACGAACTGGCGCATCAGCGCCGGCTCCAATTGGGCAACGTTCACGAGCAGGCCTTTCTTCTCCGCCAGGCGCAGCTTTGCCTCCTCGGCCTGGATGCGGTACAGCGCATCCCTGGCCGATTCGAAGCCGGCCTCGCGAACGCGCTTCTGCACGAGCCAATCGATGACGTCGGCCACCAGGTACTGATTGGCCTGACCTCGTCGAGACGCGGCGCTGAGGACGGGAAGCGGCGGCTTCTCCTTCTGCCACTCGGTCAGGGTCTTCTCGCTGACGCCTAACGCGTCTGCCAATTGCGCCTTGTTGACCTTCATCGGGTGCCCGATCAGTGGACGGCAGGCGGCGCGCCGCCGTCGCCGCCATGAGGCCCCGCCACAGGGCGCGCCGCGATGGCTCGCGAGTGATCGTCGACAGCACGGCCCAACAGGCGCCACGCCATCAGCAGCTCGTCGAACAGCACTCGCGCAAGGACGCCGCTCGCCGTCCACCCCTCGGCATCACTGCCCGAGGACCGCACGCCCGCGATCGCGGCGTCGCTGAACATCGCATCGAAGCGCGCGAGCACGAGCGAGCGCATGCCGGCACCTCCCGGAATGTCGGCGTCGAGGTGATAGAGCGCCTTCGAGCGCATCGCCTCGCGCACGCCGATCAGGCGACGCGCGACCTGGCCATGCGGCGCGATCGCGGCCACCTGGTCGTCAAGACCGACGGCCGACAGGACATGCGCGACGGCCAACAGCAGCGAAGCCTCGGGCGCGTCATCGGCCGGCGACACCCCGAGCGCGTTCACGCCGCGCACGGCCTCGGCGCGCGCCGCCTCGGCGTTCGGATTGGCGCCGTGCAGCAAGTCGGCGATGTTGTGCAGCCGCTCGCGGTCTGCGTTGTCGGCACCAGGGAGCAGCCAGGCCAGCGCAGCGAGACGGTAGGCCAGCGATGCAGCGGGCGTCGGAAGGGAGAACGTATGGGGCATGTTGTGCGCTGCTCGTTGGTTATCGCGAAGCCGGAGCGTCGTCCGGCCGATGAGGCAACGGCCGCGCCGAGTCCGGCCGGAGGTGCGATCGCGCCTGGTCGGCGACGTGGCCCAGCTCGTCGGCCAGGCGCTCGCACTGGCGGCGCAGCGCGTGAGCCTCTGCAGCCCATGCGCCGAGGCCGGTGCCGGCGTTGGCCAGCACGGTCAGGCGAGCCGTTGCGCGGCGCCACTGCGTGACGTGCCGGCGCACGATCTCGTCGCCCGGTTGCGCGACTGCTCGGCCTGCCGGGTGCGTCGTTCGGCGTGCGGTCATTCGGCCGCTCCGTCGACGGCGGTGGGGTCGCGCACAAGGACGGCCGACTCGATTTCCGAACCCGCATTGGCCAGTGCATCGAGCGCGCGGCCGAGCATGGCGAGGCACATCTCCTGCAGGCGCACCAGCTCGTCGGCTGCGTCGGTCGTGACCTGTAGGTCTTCGCTGAGCGCGAACGTGCGGTCCCGTGTCGCGCGCAGCATTGCGGACATGTCGAACAGGTCGCACACGGCGTCGAACACCCGGTAGCCGACCGGCGCACCGTAGTTGTCGGGCCCGGCGCCGAAGGACTTTGCCTTGAGCGAGGCGGTCTTTGCCTCGGTGGCGCGCGTTGAGTCGGAGGAAGATTCGGGCGCGGGCGCGCCCGTGGTGTTCACGGTCATGGTCAGGGCTCCTGATTGAGCGACTGGAGAACCCACCCCCGCCCGTTTTCAAGCGGGAGAGGGTGGACGGGATGTTGAAAACACGGAATCAGCCGTGCCGATCGCCTTACGGACGACCGCATCCCGTCCATAACCATGAGATTCGGACGTGACAAAGCCGCACTGACGGGGCGGCTGACCGCTGATTCCAAGGTGTTTTCAAGCACCTGCAGCGACTCTAGCACGCACGGTCCGCGACCGGATGCGCCGACTTTCTTCGAAGCCCTCATGCGTCGCCACCCCCGAAGGAGCGAAGCAGCGTCGCCGACGCGATCAGTCCCGGCATGAGCGAGCCGCACGACCAGGTCGCGCACCAGGCCAGCGAGCGCAGGCTAGCGACGACGCCGAGGCCGAGCCGTGCAGACGCCTGCACGAACGCGAACGCGCAGAAGGTGCCGACCAGGCGCACCGAGGAACGGAGCCGCCTCAGCACGTCGCCCCGCGCAGTCGATACAGCAGGATTTCGCGCATACGCATTTCGGAGAGGAGCCCTCCGTCGATGCGCGCGGCCCACTCTTCCAAGTCGCGCATCGCGCCCGCCGGGGTAGCGCACGTCTCGTCATCGAAGCCGATCGCCGCGTGTTTCAGGAACGCCGCGCGCAACACATCGAGAACAGCCGTGCGCTCGTCGACCGATCGCCCGAGGCGCCAGTACCAGGCCTCCAGCTCGCGGCTCAGCACCTCCCATTGCGCGTGCAGCGGTTGCGGGAGGTGCGCGACGCATCCATGCGTGGCCACGGCGCCAACGTCGTCGCGCTCGCCGCTGCGATCGGCAGCGACGGGCCCCATCGCGAGAACCGTCGCGCCGTCCTGCTCGCGTTCAGCGCCGGCACCGACGGGTGGTCGGTCGAGGCGCTGCAACTCGACCTCGCGGCACATCAGCTCTTCCAGGCCCGCGAGGAGATGCTGATGCATCCATGCATTGAAGCGGACGAGGATCTCGGCCGGCGCGATCGCCGCACCGTCGAATTGGTCGCGGCTCATCCGGTCGAATGCGGGCTTGAGCGCCGCAAGCACTGCATCCAGCTCGCCGGTATCGCCGCCATGTTCGGCGTACATACGGCCCATGCCTTCGACCAGGTCAGGCCACGCCGATCCGGTCTGCTCTTGTTGATCCGATTCGTTCACGCTTGATCCCTTCGTGGATGGTTCGGGTTTCGCTCGCGCGGCCTCAGCGGCCACGCGGGAATCGGTTCGAACGCATGGCATCGGCGAGCGCCTTCATCAGGTCGTCCTGGTGGAGCATGAAGAAGTTGCCCATGCGAGAGCCCTTGAGGTTGATGACCACGTCCCCGCCGCCGCCGGTGTTGCCGTCAGCCATGCCGCGAATGGTGTCCGCGTACTTCGCGGGCAGCACCATTTCGCGGGCGTGCAGTTGCGTGATCGGATTCAGGTGCGACGGGATGTCGTACCCGCCGGCCGCGCTCGCGGCCGGCGCATAGGCCATCGCAGCGGCGTACATCGACGCGCCGAACGCCGCGGCACCCATGTCGACCGGCCAGGGCGCGCCCGCGAAGCTCGCCGTACCCGCAGCGCCGGCCGCAGCGGCAGAGGCCGCGATGTCGGAGAGGGCCGCCACCTTGTTGCCGGCGATCTCCATCACGTGCTCTGCGAGCCACTTCGCAGCCTTCTGCTCCAGCATCTGCACCCAGACGTCGATGATCGTCTTGGCCAGGCCCTTCACCAGGCCGGTGATCGTGATCGTGCCTTTGCGGTACTGGTCGAGGACGCTTGCGAAGCCCGAAGCCATCGAGTCGCGGATGCGGTTCGCGTCCTGCACCTGCAGTTGCGTTGCCTGCTTCGAGAGCTGCAATTTGCGGTTCTCGAACTGCGCGTCCTCCATGAGGATCTCGTCGTGAATCCGCTTCAGCTCGGCGGGGTTCGTGTCCGGGTCCTCCTTCATCATCGCTTCGCGCTCCTTGAGCGCCCGCGTCCGGATCTCGTGCCGGCGCTCCTCGAACTGAACCTCCAGCTCGGCGCGCCGCGTCTGAGTCATCTCCTGCAGCGCGACCTCGTTGTCGGCGGAGATTCGCGCGCTCTCCAGCGCGGCCAGGTCCTCGTCCTCCCTGTGCTTGATCCGCTCGGCGCCAATCTGCTCCTCGACCGAGCGCCCCTTGGACATGATCTCGATCCGCAGTTGCGCGACCTTGGTCCGGATCTTGGTTTCATCGGCCGCGCCGAGGTTCTCCTGGCCGAGGATGCTTTGCCAGTAGGCAATCTCGGACTCCTTGTCCATCTGCCGACCGGCCTCGAGGATCGCGAATGCCTCCTTGGACTTGGCCAGGCGCTCCTCGAATTCGCCCATGCGGCTCTTGTCGCCACCGCCGGCGCCGCCAGCGCCGCCGCCGCCGTCGCCCATGTGCTTGTCGCCGGTCGGCGGCGGCTTGACGTCGGTCCCCCCGCCCCAGACGCGTTCCATGTCGCCCTCGGTAGCGGCGATGGCCTCGCGGTAAGCGTCCTTCACGTTGTCGACGAAGATGCGCTTGAAGCCCTCGCCCGAACGCGCCGCGATCGCCTTCGCGGCCTGGACGACGCCGTCCCAATCGCCGCGCATGACCCGGGAGATCAGGTCGCTCAGGTTGCCGAACTGATCGATGAGGCCGCTGACGATTTCGAAGACGGCGCCCACGGCAATCTTCACGCCCATCTCCAGGCCTCGGAAGACCAGAAGCAGCCCGCTGACGGCGCCCTGGAAGACCTTGATGACGTAGGGTCCGGTCGACGCGAAGTATTCCGCCATCGACGTGAAGATCGGCATGACCGCCTGGCCGATGACGTTCTTCACGCCGAGCAGTACGTCGCCGACGTCGTTCAAGGCGCGCCCGTAGGCCTTGCTGCCCGCGATGCCCTCCTGCGTGATGTTCAGGTGCAGCTCGCGGTTCTTCTGCTTTGCCTCCTCGATCAGCGTGTTGTTCAGCTTCCCAAGCCGCATCGCATCCTCGACGCTCTTACCGAAGAGCGTCATGGCGGCGGTCGTCTGGTCGAGGCCCGGCCGGTATTGCCCGACGAGCTGCAGCGCCTCGGTGTAGAGATCGTTCGCGTCGCGTAGGTTGCCGTTCGCGTCTCGCGTCTGCAGGCCCATCGCCTGCAGGCCCGCCTCGTTGGTCTTGATCTGCTTCGCGAACTTGTCGAACGTGCCGATGTAGGTATCGGCGTCGCTGCCGATGTCGCCGAGCGCCGTGTTGAGCGCGCTCGCGTCCTCGGCCGACACGTTGAATCGCTTCGACAGGTTGTTGACCTCTCCGGCCAGCTTGCGCGAGTCGTCGATGCACGCCTTGAAGAACGCTCCGCCGGCGACGGCGGCCGCGATGCCCATCAGTGCCTTGGTGCAGACCTCGAACGCCTTCCCCACCTTCAGCAGCTCGCTGTTCGCGTTCCCTGCGAAGTCGCGAATGGACTGCTGCGCCTGCGACATCGCCGCCGCCAGGCCGGACGAGTCGCCCGAAATCTCGTACTTGACTTCCTTGTCACCGGACATCGCTTTTCACCTCGTGAATGCGGCCAGCGCCATCGAGCGCGGGCCTGGTCGTTGTTCGTGCAGGCGCCTGCACAGCGCCTCGTGGCTCGGCGATCAGGCAGCGACGGGATTCGATACGGACGCGGACGCGACGGCCGCCGCGAGGCTCCTGCGCTTGTTGCCGCCGAAGTCCATCACCGACGTCATGACATCCGTGAGGTTCGAGAAGTCGAGCAGCTCACTGACGGCCTCGACCGTCATGTCCGGATAGTTGCGAACGAGCGCGGCGTGCACCGCCTCGAAGATGAGGTCCAGGCCCTCGTCGGTCGTCACGTCGACGGTTTCGAGCGACCTGCCGCGCTGCCGGAACGCTCGGTAGGCATTGAGCGAGAGCGTCGGGATGACGAACTGCCGGCCGGCGCCGAAGTCGTGCAGGATGCCCGGCTGCTGCACGGAAGCCGCCGAGGATGCGAGGGGCATCGACGACGCGGGCGAAGCGGAGGAGGCTTGATTTGAAGTGGTCATGGTTTGATAGACGTGGGTTGAGGCGCGTCGCGGGCGCGACTGGCCGAGGTGTTCGTGCAGTGCACGCGGGAAGGAATCGGCGGCCAGGCCTGGCCACGAAGTGGGGACGAGAAGGAGCGCCTAGATGAAGGCGGCCGAGTCGAGGGTGTTCGGCTGCCCCGGCAGGGACTGCGCGATAAGCGCGCCCGTGGCATGCGCGGTCACGCGAACCACGCCAGGCCACACCATCGCGGCATGCGCATGGACCAGGTTCGGTTGGATCTGGACCGTGCAGCTAGCCTGAACCTGGGGCCATCGCGCAGCCAGAACGGCCGCGCCAATGTTGAGTGCCGCGTGCCGCTCGTGGGGATCGGCCCGCTGCACCATGCGTGCATCGGCGAAGAAGAGGCCGTTCATTGCTGCGCCTCGGCGCTGGCCAGGCCGAGCGCATCCGACGCCGCGATTCGATCCTGCACGAACTGCAGGACGCGAGACTCCGGCCAGACGACGCAGCGCTGCGAAAGTTTGACGGACCGCGGGAAGGCCCCCCGCTTCATCAACTCATAGATGGTCGAGCGCTTCAGACCTACGGTCGCCTCGACTTGGGGAAGGCGCAGCATCCGCTCGCGTGGGATCGCGCCTTTGGCTTCGTGGACAAGTTGCATTCCTCTGCACCTTCGGACTGCTCTTTCGAGCGATGTCGAGATGCTGAGGCGCCGCACGGTGCGGCATCAACGCCGCATCATCCAGAGAGGTACGAGAAGGCCCGCTACGCCTCGTGAGCATCCAATGGCGCGACGTGCCATGCGGCATTGATGCCGCATGGCGGCGTCACGAGGCGGCATCGATCCTGCACGATCAGTCCGTCAAAGTCGCCCTGATCGTTTAGACGGGTGCCACGGAAGCGAGCCACCCGGAAGCGCCAGCGGCTTCTTCGCGTCGCGAAGGGGCTTAACGAGCTTCTGCACGTGGCCCTTACTCATATCGACCTCGGCGGAAACAGTCACGGACGTCTTTCTTGACCCCTGCCTCTCTAGGAACTCGATGCGCTCAAGCATCGCCAACGGAGAAGCGCCCGGCTTGAGCGGCACTCCGCCAGGCTCGGATGTCTTGACGTCGGAATCGGCAGACGAGGACTCGGTGACGAGGTGCGGCGCAAACTTAACCACCGCCCCCGAAGCCGACGCCAGCTCGGGCGGCAGGCCAAGCAGATCATGGAGTTGCTCGGCGACGTATCGCATCACGGCCAGTCGCTCCAGCACGGACGCGAATTCTTTACTCG